CGATGCGCTCGAATTTTGGGGTAAAGTAAGCGGGAAAATGCTCATCGAGTGGGGTTTAACGGTCGACGACGTGCCGGATTCTGCCCGGGAATATGACGCCAATGTATGGTTAGTGGGCAATTACGCGATCAAAGCTGTGCTCAATTACGACCCGTTAGGCGAAAAACCCTACGCGAAAACCTCGTTTATCAAGTGTCCCGGGGCACTGTGGGGCAAGGGGATTCCAAAAATTATCGAAGACTTGCAGGGCGTGTGCAATGCTGCGGCCCGGGCGCTGGTCAACAACATGGGCATCTCTTCTGGTCCACAGGTTGAGGTCAATCTTGAACGCATCCCACCAAACGAAGACATTACCCAGCTTACCCCGTGGAAAATCTGGCAAGTTACCAACGATCCTGTGGGGTCGAGTGCACCTGCTATTCGGTTCACACAACCTGACTCACGCGCCACGGAACTCATGGGTGTTTATGAGAAGTTCAGTCGTCTGGCAGACGATCACTCAGGTATTCCAGCTTACGTCTATGGCGATCTGAATGTGCAGGGTGCCGGTCGTACGTCGTCGGGTCTGTCCATGCTGATGGGTGCAGCAGGTAAGGGCATTCGGCAGGTTGTGATGCACATCGACACAGATGTTGTGAAGCCCATCGTGCTGCGCCAGTTTATCTACAACATGCGCTACGATGAGGATGAGTCCATCAAGGGTGATGTCCAAGTTGTCGCCAAAGGCGCGATCAATCTTGCTGTCAAGGAGACTGTGAATCTCCGGCGCATTGAGTTCCTCAATGCCACAGCTAACCCGATTGATCTTGAGATTCTTGGTAAAGATGGCCGAGCTACGATCCTGCGGGAAGTGGCTAAGGGCTTGCAGATGTCTGTGGATGAAGTCGTGCCTTCTAGGGAGAAGTCGGGGTATCAGGACCGCATACAAGCCAAAGCAATGATTGCCCAGCAGTCTATGCCAGCTAGTACGCCTATGGCCCCTGACGGCGCTCCTAAAGGCGGCATGGAGGCCAACACAGTGCAGAGTCGCGTTAGTGGGAGATCGGCATGATTAAGCCGGACCCACGAGACGTAAAAGTCGTAGCAACGGTAGTGCGCCAGCACCCAGAGTTTCTGGAGTGGCTGGCTCGCTGGCGTATGCATGAGCTTGAGCGGCTACCTAGCGCAACAAATAATCCGGCAGTCTTTCAGGGGCGCTGCCAGATTTTGGGTGAACTCTATGAGTTCGCCAAAGAGTCCCCTGCTATAGCGGCAAAGTTATAAGACTCGCCGTCTAATCACGCATACCGATAGGAGCGTTCTAATGGCACTTCCAGAGCAAATTCGCAAACAGACCGAGGCTGTACAGGAGTTGTACAAACAACTCAACGTGGACACTACTGGCGAGGGGACTCCCGACGCAGGTACTGACACGCCAACAAACACTGTTGGAAATATGCAACAAGCCGACGGACATTCTGGTTCGACTGATGCTGCCTCGTCATCAACAGATGAGCAAAAATCTGATGACGATAGAGTGCAAGAAGATGCAGTCTTGCAGAAGTACAAGACTCTTCAAGGTATGTATAACGCAGAAGTTCCCCGGCTGCATCAGCAGAACCGGGAGATGACGCAGCGTGTACAGCAAATGGAACAGTTGCTTGCTTCAATTTCAGCACAACAACCAGCCCAGCAACCGAAGCCGCAACAGGTTGAAAAACTTGTTTCTGACAAGGACGTTGAAGAGTATGGTGAGTCGCTGGACGTGATGCGTAAGGTCAGCCGTGAGGAGTTAAATCCGCTGCTGAGTCGCCTTACGCAACTTGAAGCAATGCTTCAGCAGATGCACACTAATGTGATCCCGCAAGTTCAAGCGGTTGCACAGAAACAAGCAGTCTCGGCTGAACAACAGTTCTGGTCTGACCTAACCTCGTATGTTCCGAATTGGCGGGATGTCAACACCAACGAAACCTTTCAGGCTTGGTTGCTGCAAACTGACCCGCTGACGAATATCACACGACAGACGTACCTTGATGACGCGCAAAAATCACTAGATTCGCGCCGCGTTGCCAGCTTCTTCCGCACTTGGCTTGATTCAACTGGGCAAGCCGCCACTGCTCAATCCGCTGGTCGTAGTTCTGGTTCAGAATTGGAACGGCAGGTTACCCCCGGGCGATCACGTAGTACCGGGAATCCTACCGCCAATAAGTCAAAAGTGTATACTCCGCAGGACATCACCAAGTTCTTTGACGATGTTCGGTCGGGTAAATACAAAGGCCGTGAATCAGATCGAGACCGAACCGAACGCGATATCTTCGCTGCACAGCGTGAGAATCGTATCCAAATGAATGCTTGATTAGAGGAATTCCATCATGTCTTATCCCGTTTCTCCCGGCCGTCCCAATTACAGCGGCAACTTTATCCCCGAAATCTGGTCGGGCAAACTGATCGAGAACTTCTACGACGCCACCGTGCTCGCAGCAATCTCGAACACCGACTACGAAGGCGAAATCCGCCAGTACGGCGACACCGTGAACATCCGCACTACGCCGGAAATCACCATCCGCGACTACGTGAAGGGCCAGACCCTGACCGTGGAAAACCCAGACAAACCCAAACTGCAACTCTTGATCGACAAGGGCGAGTACTTTGCGTGCGTCGAGGACGACATCGACAAGGTGCAGTCGGACATCGTGCTGATGGACACTTGGTCGAAGGACGCCTCTGAGCGCATGAAGATCAAGATCGACCAGCGTGTACTGACCGACATCCTGCCCGGTATCGGCGCCTTCAACAAGGGTCTGACCGCTGGTGAGCAGTCTGCGTCGTTCAACCTCGGCACCACCGCCTCCCCGCTGACCGTGACCAAGGACGGCGCTTCCAGCACGACCTCCGTTGTTGACCTGTTGGTTGACCTCGGCACCGTGTTGGACGAAGCAAACGCTCCGGAAGCTGGTCGGTTCGTGGTCATCCCCGCCAAGATGGCTGGCCTGATCAAGAAGTCCGAGTTGAAAGACGCTTCGCTGACCGGTGACAGCATGTCCATCGTTCGTAATGGTCGTCTCGGTATGGTGGACCGCTTTACCATCTACGTCAGCCACAACCTGAACGTCTCCTCGGGCAAGTACAGCATCATCGCTGGTCACAAGATGGGCTTCACGTTTGCATCGCAGATGACGAACATGGAAACCATCCGCTCTGAGTCCACCTTCGGCAACATCATCCGTGGCTTGCAAGTCTACGGTTACAAGGTTGTCAAGGGCGAAGCTCTGGCTCAGGCTGTTATCAGCTTCTAATGAATGGGGCTTCGGCCCCTTCTTTGCACACACTGAAAGGAAATTGAAATGACTACGTTCACCGATTCTCTGGGGTTTAATAAAGGCACCGCTGCCTTTCCCGCCAACACTACCGAAATCTCGAAGTTCGAGGTGAAGATCGACCTTGCTGCGGTCATTGCCGCACGTCTCGCCGCTGGTGCTACCGCGCTGGCTGCTGCTGATGTGCTGGAAGCAATTCCATTGCCCGCAGGCTCAGTCGTTCTGTCCGCAGGATGCCAAGTGCTTGAAGCTGAAACTACCAATACGACTGGTACGTACAGTGTCGGCTACGGTGGTGCGACTACAGCGTATACCAATGCCTTGGCAAATAACGCACTGGGTTATGGTATTACCAACTTGGCAAATCCCACTGTGTTTGCATCCGCAGATACGATTGACGTGTTGTTCAATACCGCTGTCGGTACGAACGGTGTGATCAATGTGTTTGCTTTTGTTGCAAACGTATCGTCTAGCAACGCCGCTTAAACCCCGTGGGGGCTTCGGCCCCTACTTCTAAAAGGAGAACATCATGGGTGTTTATCGTGGTATTACGCAAGACAATGTGACGTTGAACGGGGGTACGGCTTACAACCTAAACCTCGTCACTCCGTCCATTGGCGGAACTGCTCTCGGCGCTACGGCGGTTGAAATTGACGCTGTGGCGGATGTGTCAACACGGATGGTGGCCGCTGGGGCTACGCTGGCCGTCACGGCTGCGCTTCATGCTGGGCGGATCATTCAACTGAACGCGCTGGCGGGTTCGGTCTGTACGCTACCTGCGGCGACTGGGACTGGCAACGTCTATACGTTCGTCACCTCGGTCATTGCAACTAGCAACAGCCACATCATCAAGGTCGCCAACGCCACTGATGTCATGTCTGGGTCTCTTACTGTTGTGGACAACGCTGACGGCACGAATACTGCCTTCGGTACGGTCGCAGCCAGTGACACGATCACGCTGAACCGTAGCACGACTGGCTCTGCCAAGGTTGGTGAGCGGATCAACATCATTGACGTTGCAGCCGGGTTTTTCAGTGTTACTGGTACCACTATTGGTACTGGCGGTACTGAGGCTTCTCCGTTCAGCGCAGCGGTGTAAACTGGCAGGGGGCTTCGTGCCCCCTGTTCTCTAGGAGAAGAAGATGCCCGGACAGCGTATTCCAGACTTGACTGCCATCGCAGGTGCAAGCACCGCTAATGACGACAACCTCGTCATCTACGACACGAGTACTGATACGACCAAGCGTATTCTCCGCTCCCAGCTTGCTGCGGGCATCGTGGGCGATTTGCCGTATACGCCTGCCGGGTTCATTGCTGCGACGACCGTTCCTACAGCAATTGCAGAAATTGCGTCTGACGTTGCCGCGTCTGGCGGGTCTAACTTGGTTGGGTTCTTGCAGGCAGGCACCGGAGCCGTGGCTACGACTGTTCAGACTAAGTTGCGGGAAAGTGTGAGTGTTGAAGATTACGGTGGCGACCCAACTGGTGTAGCTGACAGCGCAACCGCAATTCAAAACGCTCTGGCTGCTGCTGCGGCAAATAACGCGCCGTTGTGGGTTTTAGGTAAATTCCGTCATGCCTCGCAAATTGTTGTTCCAGCCAAAGTCAAATTATTTGGTGTGGGCCTTACC